CCACAGAATATCTGTTCCAAGTGTACCATCGAAGTTAGAATAATCTCCTGCAATAAATTGATTAGAATATGGGCTCGCAACTGATTGAAATTGCATAACCAAATAATCCCATTCGTTGGAATAAGGATTTATTCCTACCAATGATCCATTATGCACTCGATTTTCCATAATATTCGAAAATAGATCTAAGTAACACTGTCGGAACATGATGACATAATGCAATGGTGCTGCAGCAAAACTACGAGTTTTATTAGCTTTGACTTTCTCTAATGTTCGCAGTTCATCTTTTGCTGTTGAAATGAACAAACATTGTGGTCTCATATTCTTTTCGACATGCTGCTTATAATCTGCTATCATACTCAAAACTAATGGATGATCATATTTCCAATTGTCGAATTCGCCTAGAAAATCTCTCTTTCCCTTACGAGTTGTATGATGTACATAAGGATAACCTGCACTGCTCTTTCTATTTATACCACGTATATATTGATGTCCTTCTATTCCAGAAATTGCGACGTTATGTTCAAGTTCCTTTATATTTCGTGTTGGTCTAAAACGAGTTCGTAGATGAGCAAACACAATAGCATTTTGTTCGTCTGTAAATCCAACTGATGGTGTCATATACTTCTTCAAAGCTTTATTAACAACGTGTTCTCCTTCTTCCGTGAAGCCCAAATTTGCTGGTGCTTTTGTTGTTTGAGAAATTTCGTTGTGAAATAAAGACGGTGCAATGTTAGATTTTGCATTCGTGTAAATTGGTCGTTCAATTATTCCTATTCTTTTGAAAGTATCATCAAGAATAGTTTTATGATCTCCAAAGAAGTGTGTAAAACCTACATGTAATTCAGCGTTTAGCGATCTTATCATTTCAGCACTAATGAATTGAGCATAACTCACATCATTTTGTGCGAAACCTGCCATATGAATGCCTAAAATACGTCCACCATGATTTGATGAATTAGATAAAACAACACTTCCACAGTAACCATGAACACTCTGCATAGGATATTGAAGAGTATTGAATGATGTAATTGGTGCCACAGCGCCGTTTGCGACCATAGCTCCTTCCAAACACTTCGTAATCTTCGTATGTTGCATTTCCATATACCAAGCAATTTTACCAGAGAAAATATCTTCTTTCCCATCCTTCTTCCATTGTCCGTTTATAGTTGGAACGCATATCATAACTTTTTCGCCCAATAGATCATTAAATTCTCCCGCTTGGAAGAAATTCTTTTCTTCTTCGCGTTCACTGAACTTAATAAGATCACAATGGTCGCTAATTTGCTTATTTGTGCCAAAATCTAAACATACAACATCGTAAAAGTTTGTATCGTTGCCTTCATATCTAAATTGATATACTTCCACTTTTGATGCAGGAATTCTTCTCTTCTGTTGGAAAACGCTAAATAAGTTGAAGTATCCATTCTTATAAACTTCGTACGATGGAATAGACTCAAAAAGATGACGATTGCAAATGAATAGACCTCCTCTTACGAAGAAACCATTCAATGCTGATGCTAACATACCATTACCG